CTGATTCTGACGGGTGGACAATATCAGCATAAAAATTCATATAGTTATAGGCATTTATTCCCATGTTTTCAAACACTTTCAGGCAAGGTATGCCGTTAAAATACGCCAAATCTCTTACTGCTTTTCTATAATATTCCATTATAATCGGCTGTGCAGTTAATTCACCATACCTGTATAGTTCATCGCATACTATTATATAAGGGTTAGTGCAACGTTGCCTGATGCGGTTTAACATCAACTGATACCATCCCAGATAAGTTGTTAAGCCTGTTTCGCTCAAGTTGGTAAAATCGCAATCAGCAAGCGTTCCGATAGGCACTGCTTGTGACCAATCGTTTGCACCTCCAAGTATTACCACCATATCAGAATCAACTGGTATAGTAGCTATTCGAGTTGCGCCTGCCATATAGTTGCTTGGGTTTGCATCACTGACAGTAGTTCCGCCTACTCCAAGTTGTACGCATATTGCCCCTAGTTGCCGGCACGCATACTGAGGATAACCTGTGTCGGTGATTGAATCTCCAATAAATGCAATTTTTTTATTTAAGAAAGGTGCCGATAAAATATTATGGTAGTCTTTCTCATATCCATATGGGATGTAATATCCAATTTGGGCGCCTGCCTCCATCTGGTAGTATTTCAGGTCAATATCCAGCAGTGTAACACGCACATAAGCACAATTAGCAGGCGTTTGGAACACCAATGAACCTGCATAACCCGTATAAGAAGTTATTATGCCTATTTTTGCTTTATGTGAATCGTAATATAATCCAGATATATTTGTGCCGTCCATTACAGGAGCTGCAAGGTTGTATCTCCTGCTGATATTGTAGATTGTGCTTGGCTTAACAGGAATGAAATCAGTGACTCCTATTGTACCGCCACTTGTTTCAAGGCTGCCTGTGCTTGCATTAATATGATAACCTGCTGTGATTGTGATCTCGTCAATTAAGTTTTTTGTCATTTTGTTGAAAGCGTCAATATATGGGTATATGTCATTTTTTTCGACGTGTAAATTATTATAATTCAAATAGCCGTCAAACGTAACGGCAGCAACGTGCGCTGTATCACTTACTAAATAAATGTATGATGTGTTTGCCGGAACTTGATAATATTTATCGATCGTGTAACCAGTCCCGTAATACAACGCTTGTATAACAGCGTTGTTTGAATCCAGAAAAACAATATTCGGCTGAAGGCCGGCCTCGCTTCCGAAAGTATAACCGTAAACATGGATTCTTGTCGCTCCATAAGGATAACATTTTACCAGTCTTTTCCCTGAATCAGATACTAGACCTGTGCCGACCGTATACTTATAATTACTTGTAACACTATAAGCCAAGCTTCCTGTTGACTTGTAGCCACCGCTTACGTTCAATTCAGTGGCTTGTCCTCTTATTGCATCTCCGGCAATAGAATAAGTAGCACCAAAAGCATCAACTCTGGCGTCTGTTATTTCAGCATTGCTTACGCCTTGGTAAACACCTCCATCTGTCCAATCTGTTCCATTCCAGAAGTACCAATCCGATGTACTTAATGCAACTCCTGGCGTTGTTAGCGCGAATGTAGCTGTCACGCCCGTTGTTCCTGCGCTGAATACAACAGGTGTATTTGTGCCTGCTGTAGTCTTGGTGTAAGTTACCGCTGCACCTGTTCCACCGTTTGTCCACCCTGTGAATGTTACCGCACGGATTTTGGTTGCTACCAGCGTTGCTGTTGTGTCAGTTGCAGTGCTGACCGCCACGGTTTTAGTTACGCCGTTCAAGGTGATTGATAGGTTTCCGGTTAATGTTGGAATTGCAGTTACGGTCAACGTGTCGACTTCTGCAGTTCCTCCCGTGCCTAATACAAGATATGTATTCTTTTTGCCGTCTGCGGTATTTGCTATTGTGTCAGCCATCAATGCGGCTAAATCAGCAAAAGTGCCTTTAGGGCTTCCGCTAGCTACTGCAGCGACTTCCGTCTTTGTAGCAACACCATCAATTCTTTCACCCAGCGTTTCGAACGTTCCCCTTGCGTTAACCACTTCGAGGTTTTGATCAGCAACCATAGCGGCTTGGTATTCTGTTTTAATTTGTTCAATAGCCGAAATGTAATTGCCGCTCAAGATTGCACCTTCTATGCTCCCAGCCACATAAAAACTAAATGCCGGCATTATTAACTCAGCATCGCCTAACTCTCTGTAAATCTCACAGATCACTATACCGGGATAAGATAATACATCGCCCATCAATATACATTGAGCCGCTCCGCCAACTATAGAAACCCCGTGCGCCATGTCCTGAAATACTACATTCCCATCAGCTTTTTTAAATCGAAACTCTATAACCTCATCAGTAATATCGACAGTCGCTCCGCCGTCAAAAATGGCGACTTCCAAGACTGCTGAGTTATTATCGCCTTGTTTAAATTTAATATCTGTAGCTGTATTGTTCTTTAAATCAAAATTAATTTTATATCTGTTTTCCACGTAAGCACCTCCTTTATTTCTTTTTTGCCTTGATCTTGTATTTAAGGACCGATTCCTCTTTCTGCTCTATTTCTTTTGTCGCTGTATTTATGGCAAAATTCTGCTTGTTTTTTATTACGTTATTAACGTCACTAGTTCTAGGCACAACCACACAGCCAAAAATTTGTTCGAAGTCTTGCTGCTCCTCGCCGAAAAAACCCATGCTTTGTGTTCCGGTGCAGTAATTTTTTATTGTTCCAGTGCGCTTGTTATAAAATAAGGTTACAAAATCATCACTCTGCATCTTATCCCTCCTTATGCTATTGCGGTCCAGGCTAAACGTAGCTCGGACGTATACGATCTATCTTGTGGAGTATTGTTTATTTGATCTCCTATAAGCTCCCTGCAGTCATACCATGTGCCCCAACCGTACAAATTTACTGTTGCGTTTACATAGTCATAGCTTTCATCATCCACATAGGCGGTAAAACTAACCATTGTTTCACCGATAAACGGTGCAGGGTTTTCGGAGTCCATTATTCCTACGATAACCTTGAACTGTTTTCCCTGAAAAGATGGATCGAGCGTAATTGTCACTGGTGAATTAGCCGCCGTTGTCATAACTTCGCCCGTTTCGCATAAATAATGATAATCTTTATTTGTGCTACCTACGTGCTTAAAAAAGCCTGTTGAATCTGCTTTCGAGTAATTACCATTCGTTCCATGCTTCCATATTGATGAACTATTCGTGTGCGAAGCCACATCCCCAGAAGCTCCTCCGATTGTGAATGCTCCAGTAGCAATGCTGATAGATATAGATCCATCTTGCGCTGTGATAACGCCTGTTTTCAGTAAGCTCGCATTTAAGAGGCCTGTGTTGATAAATGTTGCCACTATGCTCCCATCTTGAGTAATTGCTGTTGTATATGGTCCGTTGATGCCTGTTGACGAATGCCCCAAGCCGCCAAGATTGAATTGCCATACATTTTGAGCCGTGTTAACATCAATTGTGTCCATGATAAGAAGGCCAATAGGCTTTCCGTTTGCATCCTGTTTTATTATAAGGTTGCCGCCATCTCCACCAGTTATCAATTTTGTTGCATTATCTATGGCTATTTGGAAGGCTGATTGGATATTAATTAAATCGTTTTTAAATGTCTGAATTTCTTTGGTTATATTAGATAAATTAGGTTTGAAACTGCCTAACTCTATCTTTTCAACTCTTCCGGTAATCAAGTTTTTTACAATTTTTATTACTTTTGCTTTCAGATCAAGGTTTAATTTGCTGTGTTTTATGGTTACTGTGTCGGCCATATAAACAGTCTCAAGGATTGCATAATGTTTGTATTCTTCTGTTTTAGTCAATTCGATAAAATCCACTTTATAATTAATTTGTGGAATATCGCATTTGCTGTTTAATATATAATCATTTGCTGCTATGGCCAGATCTGTAACATTGTCAATATCATTAAACTCCATCTGTGCTATTTTGGGATGCGGATAGCTTCCTATGTATGGGCTATCCACATATTTATCCGGAAGCATTAACCCATCTTTACCTATCGGCATTAACCTAGTAACTACCCCGCTATCATCTCGTGTTTCTTCGATGCCCTGAAGGTTTTTACGATAGGCTACTAAAACCCCTCTATCAGCCCCTCTTGCATTGTGTAGATTGATCGTGAAGTTATCCCTTTCAAGTTCGCCGCCTATTGTTTCAATTATTCCACCCGTTCCCATGACAGCCTCAACGGGATTCTTGCGAACAAAGGACCATGTGCTGGCGGTTGGAACATCGGATGTTGATATAAAACTGTGTGTGTATTGGGTATGAGTAAGCATCCAATCCAGTGCGCCTGCTCCGTTAAGCATAGATATGGTTACATCCTCTAATAAGTTGTCCATCAAGTCGTAGAATATATGACGGGCGTTGATTTTTATCCCATCAAGAGTTTTTACTGGACGATACATCCTAAATAACTGGCCATCAGCCTTAATAATATTATCTGTCTCAAGATTCAGCCATTTGTCTCTTTCGTCCAGGGGGTGTTCTATTTCTATTTCATAAGATCCATTTAGTTCTTCTGTTTTCGTTGCGGATATGCACTCGCTTAAGACACAACGGCCATTGTGTGTGAATACTGTTTCGTTTTTGTCGTATACCGTAATCATAAGTATCTCCAATTTGGAATTATTTGGACCTGTGTCACGGTACCCGTCCAGGCTATGTTGTTTATTCCCACAATCAACTCAGGAAAGTCGCCTATCATATTATTATTCATGCTTGCAGTATCTTTGTACGCATCCATTATGTCCGAGTCAATGGTTACAGAATCAACAACATTTGTTAAGTGCACTACGGTGTTGTTTATATTTAAGTCTATGGAGCCTATGCCAAAGATTTTTATAACAGGTTTACTATTAACTGTACCCGGATTAAATATTGTTCCTGGTGCTGTTAGAGGTATTAAACTATTAGCTATATCGTAGCCAAAAGGCTGGCAATCAAATTGAATAATAAAGGTGTGAAATATCGGTATAATCTTTACAAAAGAGACCTTGTTTATTATCACGGCTTTATATTTTTTATCAGGTTCATTTGAAAATATAACTTCTCCAATACCTTTAAGCCAATCGCATATATCTCTTATGTTGCCATTGTCTAAGCTACATTCACATGATTTAATACCACCTTGGTAAGTCCCGTCATCCTGAGTCAAAAATCCATTCCTGCCGGGTATGCCAATTTTACTTATATTGGCCTCCGGCCTCTCAGTACCAGGAAGCTTATTAACCATAATATTTTTATCCAATGAACTGATATTGTTCCAAATGAAATAAGAATACATTTACGTACCTCCCAATCCAAAGCTTTTCTGTTTCATATAAAATGATAATTCTTCCGCTAAAGTCTGTATATCCATGCCATTGTTTATTACAACTTTATCTGTATGTAATATGCTTCCGTAGCTATTAGTTGTATTTGTTGAATTTCCCATACTTCCCATACCAGCCATGGCAGGAGTTAAGTTCATTCCAATACTCATATTCGAGGATAATCCCTTGACTGCGTTTGCAACTAGATATTTGCTATTTTCAATACCTTTTGCTAATCCGCCCATAAAGTCTGGCATCCAATTTTCATATTCTGTGAGAGGTCCTTCATCCGGTACCGAGAAATGAAGATAACTTCTTATTTTTGCTGCTATGGCACTTACTGCGTCTGTCACGCTGCTAATTGTGGCCCATATTCCGTTTGCGATTCCATAGACAAAATCTTTTCCCCATTGCATCGCTTGATTTGGCAATCCCTTAATAAAACTTATTGCACCGTTAAAACCACTCGAAACAGCACCAGTTATGCTTCCCATGACGCTGCTTATCCCACTTTTTAGGCTACTAATCATCGATGAGCCTAGACTGTACATTGTGCCTGGAAGATTTCTAAAAAAGTTAAGTAACCCATTAAATATATTAATAGCTCCATTTACTGTGCTTGACATTATGCTGCTTACTGCATTTTTTAACCCGTTCCATGCGTTTGTTGCTGTGCTAGTTATACCGTTCCACAGTCCAACAAAGAAATTCCTTAACCCATTCCATGCGTTTGTTGCTGTGCTAGTTATACCGTTCCATAGTCCAACAAAGAAAATCCTTAATCCATTCCATACCGTTGTTGCAATATTCACAATGCCAGTCCACTCTAATCTTAAAAATCCTGCTATTGCTGTAACCACACCAGTAAACACTAATTTTATGCCATTCCATATTTGCCCGAAGGCTGCTTGTAATCCTGTAAAGATTGCAACTGCATCTGTCCTTAACTTTCCAAAGTTGCCAGTCACTAAATCACAGATTAAAAGTATAGGCCCTAAAAATATTAATTTAATTGCATTCCAAACACCTATAAAAAATAGTTTTATTCCATTAAATATTATTGTTAAGCCTGGCATAATACTATTAAATATATTTGTAATGCCTAAAATAAATGGATTAAGTATTGCCATTACTCCTGTTACTATCCCCTGCCAAACTGTAATAAAGAAAACTTTAATACCATTCCAAACATTTTGAATAGTATTTGTAATTCCTGCCCAAAGGTTAACAAAGAAAGTGCCTATGCCGTTCCATGTATTGGTTGCCATAGTCGCTATACTAGTCCATGTATTTACAAAGAAGGCTCCTATACCGTTCCACACATTAGTTGCCATAGTCGCTATACTAGTCCAAATTGATGATAAAAAAGCGCTGATAGCATCCCAGTTTTTATATAGCAAAAATCCAATTGCTATTAATGCACCTATCGCTAAAATTACAATCGTAATAGGCGATGTAATAAACGCTAAAACAGCGCCAAATGCCGTCATGGCTATCGTCATTGCTCCTGTGACTATTGCTCCCCAAGCTGCCGCAACATTGTACGCTATAAAGGCGGTAACGAGCGTGCCTATTACAATCCCTATTACTGTTAGCAAAGTTGAGTTTTTATCAACCCATGCGGGAAGCGCCTTTAAATTAGTCAACATCCCTTCGAGTTGTGGCAATATTTTAGCAAGCGCTTCGCCGACCATGCCCATCACAGATACCTTTGCAGCGTCCATGCTATCCTTAAAGCTATCAAGTCCTTCAACACTTTCATTTGATAACACCGCTCCGCTTTTATGAGCTTCATCAGTCAGTTTTGCTATTTCTCCTGCACTTGCTTTTATCAGCGGATTAAGTTCCATTGCAGACTTACCAAATAGCTTTTGTGCTAAAGCGTCACGTTCGGTTTCATTTGTCATTTTTCCAAGAGCCGTAAAAGCTTCTGCCATTACATCTTTGCTGTCTCGCATGTTCCCATTACTATCTACGACAGATACCCCTAAGGATTTAAAAGCTTCCGCTTGAGCGCCCGTACCATCTTTCGCCGCGTACATAGATTTAGTCAGCATGGATTGAGCTTTTGTCATCGTTTCTAATTCAACATCTAATTTTGTGCCTACATACTGTAATTCTTGCACTCTCTCGGCTGTCAACCCGTAAACATCAGCTGTTGTTTGTATTTTGTCGGCATTATCTAATTCAGCAACACCCATTGCAACAAATGCAGCTCCGGCGGCAACTGCGGCAGCTCCTATTGCTATACCTATTTTTTTTAGGTTACCCACGGCTTGATCACTTGTGAGTGCTCCATTGGCTTTTTTGGCTTGAGTTTCTAACGCTTTTAATTGTGATTCCGTCTTAACAACTTCTCGTTGTAAATTTCGGTAATTTTCCTCGCTAATTTTTCCTTGTGCAAATTGTACCTGTGCCTGCCTTTCGGCTTCTTTCAGGGTATCAAGTTTACCTTTAGTAGTAGATATGCTGTCAGCTAATAGTTTCTGCTTCTGTGTTAAAAGCACTGTATCATTCGGGGAAAATTTTAATAGTGTATTGACGCCTTTGAGTTCACTTTGCAAATCTGCGCTAGCCTTATTAACACCTTGCAGCGCTTTTTCGAGTGGTCCGGTATTTCCTCCAATCTCAACCGTGATGCCCTTAATTGTACCTGACATAATATACCTCCTTCCTATAAAAATAAAACACCCTAGGGGTGTTACTTTGCCATCTTTGTCCTTAACCTTTCCCGATCGGGAGAAGTTTGTTCCATAATCCAACACTTGTTCAGGTATTCACGACCTTCTTCACTTTGCATGTGATTGTAAATAACCGCATCCCTCAAATATAGCCAATATTCAAATATCCCCAAATCTTCTAATCTGTCAAAATTATACCCAGTATATTCACAAATAATCTTTTCTTCGATTGTATTAACCTCATAATGTCCCTTCTCGTCATCGCTTGGGAAGGAAGGGATTGCTAGTTTTTTGAGGACTTTTCCTTACTAAGCCACTCAAAGTATGCAGTCAAAATCTCATTCAACTGGTCTAAGTCTAATTCGTCAACAATTTCACTTGCTACTGCATGGCCAGACTTATTTTTAGTCAAAATCATACACACGGCTTCGGCTAAATCATCCATGGCTTCCGCGTTTCTTGATTTCGCTAAACTCATAATTTTCTTTAACGTTTTAATTTTTGGCGGCTCAACTTCTAATGTCAAATCATCTATTTTAATATCAAAATACCTTTTATTTATAACATTTACATCAAACATAATATTTCCTCCTCATAAAATAAAGGAATGAGCATCTTACTCATCCCTTCTTGCAATTATTAAATTATTGGAATATCTTCTTCGTAGATAATTTTCGTGCCTTCAGAATCCATAGGTGCTGCTATAAATTCCGCGTCTACTATGGTCTCTTTGTCTTTTACGAACTTAAAAGAGAAACCAGCTTGGTTATTACCTACAATAGTTATGCGTGTGTTCCCATCCATAGCATCTTCATGCACAAATCTTATAACATACAATTTCCCGTCCTGGTTCCCAATTCCACCCAGCTTTACAGTCCTTTTCCCTAATGCCTCAGTAACTCTGGCTGTTGCGCATAATTTTTCTAATGTTTTACCGCACCATGTCATTATTCCGGATTTCAAAGTTACAATTTCATCTGTCAGAATTGTTTTACTCACGAGGGCTAAATCATCCGTAGCCTCGTAAAATTTTGGTTTATATTCAAGAGTTGCACCGCCGGAAATAAGCCCCAGCAAATTCTCTTCAACTTCTAACAATATGTCTGTTGGAATTACTTCACCAACGAATTCATCTATATAGAGCTTTCCACTTCCTAATACTATTTTTTCGCCTTCTGCTGCCATTTTATATTCCTCCTAAAATTTGTCTAAAATTTTTATTTGATAAATCACCTGGTAAAGCGATTCGGTATCGATATACATTTCAGTCACATCATAGTCAGCATTTATACCGTTCAATACTTCTTCAAGTGTTTGCTCTGCAACTAAATCCTTCTTAGCTGTGTATAATTCAACTTGATAAAACTTAAATTTTCCATGTACCTTATAATCTGACGAAATATTGTTGTCAAATGCCCTCAAATAAACGATATAAGGAGTCGCTGGTGCTGTTGTAAAGTGATGATACGATACTGGGTACAAAGTCGTTTTTAACAATGTAAATAATTCAGACTGTATCATTTTTGCACCGCCTCCTCTATGCGCTTCACCAGTTCCGTTTTAGCCTTTTCCTCGTTTGGTCTTATATGTGGCTTTCCTTCAACCCTGCCGCCATTTACTTTAGCGTGGCCAAATTCGAGCAGATGGGTTAGTTGATAGTCTGTAGCGTTGTAAGTTGTTATGCGGATATTGTTTTTATCCTCAAACTCAACTTTAGCTTTCCAACCTTTTTTATAATCGCCTGTCTTTACGGGACTATCACGTTTAATGTCCGCTGTCATTTCCTTACTAACATCTTTGCAAGCCTGTTTGACTTCTACAGCTACCTCGGCGGTATATTGAGATAGTTCAGCCATAAGTTGAGCTGTCAAATCGTCTACTTGTGTCATGCTAAACACCTGCCTTCTTATTGCAGTACAACTCAATCAGACTATCAGCACGTGGATATGTGCGGTATATGCTGTACTCCACATCATACAATACCGATATTTCATTGTCGTATTCCTCTAAATCTACAACTAATAAATATTCAGGCTTGATTCCACTTTGCCCGCCGTTAAAATACTCAGAAGAATTTAGAGGCAACTCGGCACAAAACACCTGCCTATTTACTGATGTTTCGGTTTGATTCCCAATTTCATCCTCGACAAAAGTCACAGATTGCAAATAACAAATGAGGTCTAGCGATATGTTATTTTTGTCCGATATATTTTTAAGTTTCAACATATGCAGACCTCGCTTTCACTATTCTATTGCGTATTCTGATAGATAAGTTTTGCGACATTCCCACATCCTCCTGCCTCTTGCGATACTTCCATGCAGCGTAGTCAGACAGAAGCATTTGGTCTTCGATGTCAGTTAAAACTAAAACTATGCCCTTGCTTTCAATTTCTGTTTGAGACGATTGTAAGAGTGCCGTAAAAAAATCGTCCCTCAGGGTATGCGTTATGCCTAGATCTATTTTTAATAGGCTTAAGATCGTTTCCATAATTATCACCTACTTTTTAATGGTTTTCTTAATTGGTTCTGTTACTTCCTCCACAAAAGCACCGTAAGAGGATGAGTTTATTTCGCTCATCCTCTTACTTGTGATTTCAATTTCTGTATTGTTTTTGCGGAGGGTTTTAGTTTCTTTATCTACAAAATCTTTTATTACTTTAACCCTCATTTTTTACCCCCTTAAACTTCAGGTGTATAAGTCAAAGTAACAAGTACAAATGCATTTACGTCAGTAGGCTTGCCGTCGAATCTGCCCTTACCTCTAAATGCCATCTGATCTTCTGCAAATTTCACATGCTCGGACTTGTCAATTATGATACTCTCACGCTCAACCAAGGTGTACTTGCTAAAGTCGCCGTAAAGAATATCATCAACTGCCATATTGTTGTTAAAAACAACTCTCAATCCCAAAAGGTCAGGGAATTTCAAGTTTGGAAGTTTAGCAACGGTTTCGCCTAACGAAGTAGGTAGTATGGTATAGCCTAGCAATCTATTGTAATATGTCGAGCGCTTCATGACTGCAACAATTTCACCAATGCTGTCTTCACCGGTATCGATAAGTCCGATAGGTTTTACAATATCAACGTATCCGATTGGGTCTAAAACTGGAACAAGGTGATCTGATTCAAGTACAGGGATGATTCCATCCGGCTGTTTGTTAACTGATCCTGTGCCGCTTAAGATAGCAAGGTCAAGTCCTTTTGCAATAGCTCTGGCGATTTTCTTAACAACATAATCGTCAAGATTTATGATGCTGTCTTGAAGCATACAGTTGTCAACAAAAGTAACTTTGCCGATTTTGTAACCGTCAAAACTGATGTCGGTAATTGTTCCAACTGTGCCCACTGGGATAGCTCCTGTCATTTCAATCCAAGTTGCAGCTGCGGTGTCTGTGTCAATCAAAATTCTAGTCGTGCCCGTTACCCTGATCTTGTCAACGAGCGGATATAGTGTTGAGTAATCACCCAGGATATCCATGATGCGATTGATGACAACCTCTGGAATAGTTAAACCTTCTCCGCCGACTGCTCTTAGATTTTTAAATTTCTCATAGAACTCTTTTACTTCTGTTCTCTCGTAGTACGCACCTGATTTCAATAATTCTCTTACTTGATATTTGTTCACGTTAGTTCCTCCTCTATTTTCTTTATTTTCATTTGGGGGTGCTGCTGGGGTTTTTGCTCTTTCGTCAATCTCGGCGAGCTCACCCTCAATACGAGTTATTTCAGCCTGCACACTTGTAGCTTTTTCCTCTGCTCCAGCATCGGTTATTTCTGTTTCCAGGGCATCAATGCTGTCTTGCACTAACTTAATATCCTCGTCAGTTTTAGCTTCCTCGAGTGAAGTCCCAAGGTCTGTTGAACGTTTTTCAAAGCCTGTCTTCTGAGTTGTTAAGATCGCCAACTCTGCGTTTCTTTGTTTCAATTCTGCCTGTAATCTTAGTTGCTTTAACATTTTAAATCCTCCAATCTTTTTTTAAGGTCTGATTTTTTTTGCTCAAGATTTCTTTTTTGCGATTGCTCGAAATCTTTTTGCCTTGCTTGTATTTCTGTCTGCGGATATGCCGGGAAGGTACAAATAGAAACTTCTTTCATATCAGCTTCTTTTATTGTCCAGTGCCAACCGTCCACACGTTCCTCGTATTCTTCTGAAACAGGGTCAAACCCAAAGGAACACCCTGAAATGTCGCCACGTTCGACCCTTGCATACACGTCCATTGCTTGTCTGTCGTTTACGTTGACCTTTACGCGTCCCCATAAACCATGGTCATCCGCTTTAAGTTCAAGCGTTTGGCTCATACTTCTGCCTAAAACAAAACCGCTATCGTGATTAAATAGACAGCGGAGGTCATTGTTTTTTAAACTGTTGTCAAATGCTCCTCGTGCAATTTTTTCAAAACTTCCAGGCCATAATTCGACTTCTTGCTCGAATACCGCGAAGTAGCCTTCGATGTATTGATCGTTTTCACCAACTGCTCGTGTTTTTAATTCGGATTTAAAATAAGCGTGTCTTTTATTTAGCAACACCATCACCTCCTTGTACCAATTTCTTTTGGGCTCCAACCTGCGATACAGGAATATAGTTTTCCAGTACCACGTAATCATTCATTCCTGCATCATCCACAGGTGAATAATCAAATTCAGCTCTGCCCTCGTTTCGATTCAGCATGCCACCACCAACCATCTCCTTCACAAATCCAACTTTTTCAACCAAGTCATATTGCAACAATGATTTTGGGTTAAACTTAAAATACATAGTCGGCGAAAATAGCAACTTCTTTGACAGCTCCTGCTGAATGGTTGTTGCTATTGACATGATTGTTGTTGATATGAAATTGTTATATTCGTCTTTATCAAATGTTCCAACTCCAACCATGAAAACAGGAATACCAAATGCCGCTGCAATTGATTTTAGATCTAATGTGATGCTGTCTTGTATTGCTAAATCTTTTAACGAAAGCGGTTGAATTGTTTTAACGTCAATTTCGCCTGTGGGTATCAGCCATGGTTCCCCTATTTCAGTTGTGTCCGTATAACTACCTAGGATTTTATTTCTCAACACTGGGTCTTGGAGTTCCTCGGCATCTGATTGAACCGATATAATCAGACTAGGCTTCCACTTGCTTTTTAAGAATCCCGTCTTTGTGGCATTGGCTTGTAACAAATTAGCCACCGTTTGTTTTATCATTTGTGTGTAGCCTTGTCCCTCGAACGGGTATTCATCATCAGGGTTCAAGGAAAAATGTAATACTTCATCGGGAGCAAACGTTGTACTTCTATACCGTATATCGTAGCTGTCTCCCATTTCATAAAAATTCAAATCGGTTGCTCTCAATATTTGCAGATCGTCAATCAAGCCATTTTTTATTTTAGGGTAAACAACCGAATTACCTGTCAGTATCATATCCGTGACAATTTTGTGAATAAAATTCTTTCGAGTCATATTCTTGTTTGGGTACACGTCAATCTTTTTTGCCAACTCGTTTTTAAGCCTTATGTCACCGTTCGTGCCATTTTCCATGAGCATGATTGTCATGTTAGATACTAGGTCCGCTATTTTATAAACGCAGCGTCTTATCTCTTCATTTTTAGAGAGCGGAGTATAACCGATGGGACAAAGTATATCTCTTGCATCTGTGCCATTCAGCCACATTGTTACGGGGTCTGCTCGTGTCTTTTGGGGTTGTCTTTTAAATGGATTCTTTATATTTCTCACTTCCTTTCAATAAAATAAAAAACACTATGAATTTTCATAATGTTTAAAACCAATTCTTTAACTTACCGTTGCCCTCTAAGTCTTCAAGCATTCTAACGACGGCGAAAACTGAGGCGTCAAAAATGTCAATTCTTTGCGTTTCTTCAACTTTCTCGTACTGAATCATAGAATCCGTTTTTTCAATTGCCAGCACATTCTGTACGCAATACTCGAATGGCTCAGCATGTAAATAATACAACTTGCCATCTTTCGCTTTCTTTTCAATATATCTAAAACCCTCAGACTTTTTATAAAAGTATTGAGGCTGGTCGATTATGTTAAAGCCGTGCTTTTTCATTAACAGGAAATACTCTCGGCAAAATTTACGGTCATGCCCGACTTGCTTTATTTTGAAGCCCTGTTTCTTCTTGTCGATGTACCATTGAACTATCTCAGCATGATTTACTGTCGGACTGTTTGACATATCAAGCCAGCCATCATCTTTCCAACCGAATAAAGGAATATTGTCCTCATCTGCTTTTTTAGCTGCCATGACAATAGGGAACCACGCATGAGGTATGATTATTAATACATCATCAAGTAATCCAACCAGGCACCCTGCGGTTAAATCGTGTAACTTTGATAAATCAGAACCGCCATACCATTTGATAGGCATCTTTGCAAGCTCTTCGATTGTCCAATTATATTGAATGTCGCTTTTTTGGAACTCGTCTATATCAAAATATGCTTTCATTGCAGCTGTATAAATATTTAATGACTTAGCAAAAAAGTCTTTGCGCTGCTGTGGGTCATTCATGGCTTGCAGGCTGTCATTTAAAATATCCCCTGGTCTTATTGAAACGCCGTATGCAGGGTTTGCTTCTTCGTGAACACTAGGATTTGTATAATCAATATTTCCAGCCTCATCAGCGTCAGCTTCGCTTATGAAAATAAAATACTGTTCATCTTTGACAGTTCCGTTAATAACCTTTTTGCAATATTGTAGTTTCTTATAGCAAAACGAGTTCATGTTATCTCCGGCTGTGGTAATACCTATCATCAATTTATTTGTATATGCTTTCATAGCCTCTTTGAATAAATTATATTGCTTCGGCTTTTTAAAGGCATGGATTTCATCTGCTATCGCAATATTACAGTTTAACGAATCTTGTGTATCAGGGTTTGCTGCCAATGCCTGAACAAAAAACATACCATCCCCTAAATCTGCAGAAATGGAATGCTCGTTGTTATTGTCTATAATGCGGAAGTTTCCATCTTCTCCCATATTAACAATGTTGTATTTTATAAAATCAAAACTTTCAAGTGATTGCTTTAAAGCTGCAGCAACGACATATATTTTGCTTCCGCTCTTTCGGTATAATATTCCCAGCCCCCAAGCCAACGCTGCTGCAAATGAGGTTTTAATGTTTTTGCGCGGTATGTAAATAAATGCTTCGTGGAACCTTACAATCTCAGTGCCCTTATTATAAAATCCTAATAGATTATAAATAATAAATTTATGAAATGGCTCCAATAAAAAAGGCAACCCCCGAAGCGGAGTGCCGTCTAATCTTTCACCTTGCTGATGACAAAATGTAGTTTCAATTATCTGTATTACAAACTCTGCATTTTTAGGGTTAAAGTCATAATCATGATTTTCTAAATCCTTTAAAAATCTTTTACAACCAAGTATTCTATCTTTGTTTGCTATCTTCCTTCTGCTGACTATACTATCCACATACTCCATTACACTGTCATAGTTTTTATATTTATTCAAGGCTTCTCAACGCCTCTGCAAGCGGACTGAGCTTCTTATCCCCCAGCCCTTTTTCATTAATTCTCTTAAGCCCAGCAGGAGTAAGACCAAGCTCATTAGCATATCTTAAAACATCTTTCCGTAAATTTTCAAGTGATGAAACAATTGGTGACCTTTTAGTATTATCAGAATATCCAGTTTTCTCTTCTACTTCATAATTAGATTCTTTAAACTGTTTATTAAGCTCATTATATTGTTTAACAAGTCCAACATATATTTCAATCATTACATCAAACTCAGGTTTATAAACTCCTAATTTCTTCATGTTTTGAATTACTTGTTTTTTATTAATGGCCACTATTTCACCTCCCTAAAAAAATATTCTAGAATGTAGTAGAGTTGGAAAGGTA